GCATCCAGGGGCTCGTCTGCGGAATATCGGTCGATAAGACGGCCTGGGCCTATCAGAAGCGAGACCGCACCTACCGGAAGATGCGCTCCCTCCCCGTTCTTGGACGCTTCGGAATCGAGCGCTGGGAGACCGTCACCGAAAACGTGGTGGTCAAGGACGATCCGACCTGCGAAGTGGTGGACGTTCGCCACTTCATCGTCCCGAAGAACGCCATATCGCTGGAAAAGGCCGAGCGGGTCACTCACCGCGTCTACATGCCCTTCAAGGAACTGAAGCGGCTGGAGAAGACGGAGGACAACAAGAACGGCATCTACTCGAACGTCGATGCGCTCAAGGAGTCGCGGGGCTTCGCCCAGGAAGCGGCGTTCCAGTCGAACGATGTCTTCGGCTTCAAGCCCGACAAGGACGACGTCGAGCTGCTCGAAACCTGGAGCAAGGCCCCAGACGGGTCGATGCGGCTTTCGGTTATCGGCAACCGCAAGGCCCTGCTGCGCGATCAGGAATCACCCTTCTGGCACGACGAGTTCCCGTTCACCCTCTCCTCCCCGATGCCCTACCCGTTCCGGCTGCGTGGTCTGTCGGACGTGGAGTTCCTCGAGAAGCTGCAAGAGCTCCTGTGGGCGTTCATGAATCAGCGGCTCGACAACGTGCAGCTGCTCAACAACGCGATCATCTTGATTCGTTCCGACGTTGACGACATCAACAAGTTCGAGTACGCGCCGGGTGCTCAGTGGGAAGTCGACGACACCGCGCAGGTCAAGCCGCTCGAGCTGAACCCCTACCCCGCCGAAGCCTCGCTCAGGACTGAAGAGATGCTGCGCGGCGACATGCAGAACATCGTCGGCGGGCTTCCCTTCGCCACCGGAGCGGAATCCACAACCATCGACCAGCAGACCGCCACGGGCGTCTCGATCGTCACGAACCTCGCCCAGCGGCGCATCGCGGCGAAGAAGCAGAACTTCACCTTGGCCGACGCCGCAGTCGCAAATCAGTTCATCGAGCTAGACCGCCAGTTCCTCACGGAGAAGCGCTGGATAGAGATCGTCGGCGAAGACGGCCTGCCCGCCTTCATGGAGATCAACCCCGACCACTGGCAGGACATCGACCTGAAGGTGAAGGTCGAGGCGATGGACGAGTCGCTGGTCCGGCAAGAGAAGCGGGCGGAGGCTCAGGCGAAGCTCCAGGTCGCGGTCAACGCCGCTCCGGTGTTCCAGGCGACGGGCAGCCCGCTCAACCTCAAGTCCTTCATGGACGACTACCTGGACGCCTTCGGGGAGCGTGACAAGGCCCGCTACTACACCGCGCAGCCCCAGCCGCAGCTTCAGCAGCAGGTTCAGCCGGCCGAACTCGGTCAGCCCGGCGCGACCGCGCCGCAGGCCACCGACGTAAACAGTCCCTCGAATGCTTTCAGCCAGTCACCCGTTGCCGCTGAGCAGCAGATGGGTGCGATGGCAGGTGGGCCGGTGAATCAATAGTGGAAAAGCAGATCGATCAGCTTGTCGTGGAACGAGCCGCCAACATCACGGCGCTGAAGAAGCACGCGGCCTGGCCCGACTACGAGCAGGCGATCAGAGAGATCGAGGAGAAGCTGAAGACCCGGCTCGTCAAGCAGCTCATCGCGGGCTCCGAGCCCTCACTGGACGACGTTTACTACACACGCGGCGCTCTCTACATGCTCAAGAAGTTCCGAGACGTCGTGGAAAACGCCGAAGACACGGTCGAGAGATCCCTTCGGCAGAGCAAGGAGAAGGCATAGTGCCTCCGATCACCGAAACGGAGGTAGCAGCCGATCAAGCGCTCGACTCGAAGCTGGAAGCAGCGTTCGCGAGCGAGACGGCCGCTACTCCGTCCGATACTCCGGCCGAAGAAGAGGCTGGACCGGAACCAGAAGTAGAAGCGGAAGAGACGGAAGAAGAGACAGAGGAAACCGAAGAGGAACCGGAAGCCCAGGCTCGCGACGAGAAGGGCCGGTTCGTTCCGAAGAGTCAGGACCCGCGCCTAGCGACGTTGCTGGAGAAGTACGACGGCGACGTGGAGAAGGCGCTGCTCGGCGCAGTGGAGGCCCAGGGCCTAGTTGGGCGTCAAGGGCAGGAAGTCGGCGAGCTTCGCCGGCAGCTCGAAGAGGTCCAGCGCACACTCCAGAAGCCCCGCTACGACTCCAGCGCGCTCGCGCAACTGATCGAAGACGATCCCGGCAAGGCCACGGCGCTTGCCTACCAGGCTGGCGACACCGCCACGACAGCGGCGGCGTTGGAAGCCTGGAAGGACGCCGATCCATTCGCGGCCGCGCTCTGGGTCACGAACCAGCAGCAGGCCGAGTACGCACGGCAGATCGAAGAGCGTCTCACGACCGCTACCCAGCCCCTTCAGGAGCGGGTGGCAGATCAAGACTACAAAGACGCTCTCACGGATTTCGCTAGGAAACATCCCGACGTGGATCAGTACCTAGAGACGATGGGGGAGATCGCGAAAGAGACTCCTCACATCATCAAGATGCTCGCGGAGGATCCCTCCGTCGAGATCAAGGTAGAGGCGTACGACTACCTCTACACCAAAGCGCGAGGCCGCGTAGGCGACACCCTCGCCAGCGCCGCTCAAGAAGCGGCCCAGGAAGACCAGCAGGCCCAGGAGGCAGCGAAGCAACAGGCTGCCGTGGCGTCTGCTACGTCGTCCACCGAGACGACCAAGAAGCGTCCTGTAGATGAATGGCACGAGCAGTTCACGTCATTCCTCAAAGACGACTCTACCTCCTTAAGCAAGGGCCTCACGGGCCAGCAATAGCCCTGAGACACCCCCGGTTCGGAGGAAGCCCTGCCCTAAACGGGCGCAACTTCAACCAACCGGAGCAGTTACATGCCCACCATCCTCACTGGGCTTGTCGATACCGGCGACGTGCTCGGCGACGAGCTCGTAGTCGATATGGCCGAGGACATCAAGTACCTCGACCCCGACGAGTCGCAGTTCACCACCATGCTTCAGCAGATCGCCTCGAAGGAAGCGATCCAGAAGAAGGTCAACTGGCTCGAAGATGAGCTGTTCCCCCGCATCTCGTCACTGGCAGCCTCCGCTACTGCGGGCGCTACCACGATCACCGTGGCGACCGGCGAGGGAGACTACTTCCGCGCGAAGGACGTGGTCCGCAATGCCCTCACGGGTGAGGCTTACCGCGTAACCTCCGTTTCCACCGACACCCTGACGGTCGTTCGCTCGATCGGCGACGTCGCCGCTGCCTCTTCGGTATCCGGCGCCGAGCTGGTCATCATCTCGAACGCCGCGAAGGAAGGCGGGACGCTCGGAGAGCGGAAGATCACCAAGAAGGTCCTGGGGTACAACTACACCCAGATCGTCCGGCATCCGTTCGGCTTCACCAACACCAACGTAGCCGTCGAGCGCTACGGCGGGCAGGAGCCGGCAGTCGAAGCCAAGAAGAAGCTGACCGAGCACAAGCGCTCGATCGAGCATCTTGGCTTTTGGGGTGCTCGAGACACGACCACGCACTCGGGCGACTCGGAGCCCACTCGCTACGCAGGCGGACTCGTGGAGTTCCTCTCCACGAACGTCGATGATGCGGCTGGCGCTCTGAGCGAGGACGAGCTGGAGGGCTTCCTCCGCGACGGCCTACAGCACGGCTCGCGGAACAAGGTGCTCTTTGTCTCGCCGCTCTTCAGCCAGTCGATCTCGAAGTTCCTGCGGGAGCGCATGACGCCCGCCGGGCCGAGCGAGAGGCTGTGGGGTGCGAAGGTCGATGCGTACATCTCCGGAGCCTACGGCTTCAAGGTGCCGCTGATCGTCAAGCGCGACTGGAACGACTTCAGCGTGACCAGCACGTATTACGGCACCTGGGCGTTCGGCGTTGACATGTCGAACGTGAAGATCCGGCCGCTCCGGACTCGCAACACGAAGCTCCTGCGGAATCGCCAGGCGAACGACGCTGACGAGACCACGCACGAGTACCTCACCGAGGTCTCGTTCGAGGTCGCGCAGGAGAAGACACACTTCATCATCAAGGGCGTGACTTCCGGCTCAACGTCGTAAGTAGCCCCCTTCCTGTGGAGTCACCTGAAAGGTAACCGGGGGGCAGCGATCCGGCTGCCCCCCCTCCTACGGAGGAAAATCGAATGGCAAGGTTCATCGCGAAGTATCGCCGCTACCGTATCCCCGGCCGCAAGCCCGTCTCGGAGCCTTTGGTCGGCGGCGCTCGGCGAATCATCAAGCACGGCGTCATCTGCGAGTTCCGCCACGGCGGCGTTCGCGACTACGAGAAGGACGTCGCCCGCCAGCTCCTCAAGATACGAGGAACGAACACCGAGCAAGACGAGGTAACGCCGGTCGATCCCTTCAGCGGCCCCGGCTCGAGACTCTCGATCTTCGACACCGACGACCCGGTGCTCAACCGGCAGTGGAACGACTGGGACTCGATCGAGAAGAACCCCGCCGGCACGATTAGGAAGGAAGTCGAAGAGTTCCTTCGCTCCTACGTCATGAACGGCGTGGACTACATCGAGGTCGAGCCGGTCAAGGTTCCGTCCCCGTGGCCGAAGTACGACTCGCTCGTCAAGCAGGGCCGTCGCACCATCGAGATGGTGGCCGAGCAGATCGTGGAGACCATCGGGCTGATGGGGCTCGACCCCGGCGACGTACTCCACTACGAGCGTGGCAACCTCAACCGCCCGGAGGTCATCGAAGCGCTAGAGGCGCTCATGGCCGCACCGGAGGCCGAGGAGATTGTCTCAGCCTAAAGCTACGTGGTGGCGGCAAGCCACACCGGGAACTACCTACTGGCGCTGCACCGTCCCAGCCAAGCAACTTCCCGGCCGGGTCAACAAGCTGATCGCGAGCGATCTCGTCTGTGAGGACGGCGAGTACCGACTCCCCGCTCAGGCCGGCCCGGCGTCCATCTGGCAGTTCACCGGCAACGCAACTCGCGGAACCCTCATGGCCCTGCTTCAAGAGCAGGGCTTCCGCGTATTGATGGAGGTGGACGACAACTACCTCGTTCCGTCGCCGGGGATGTACACCTGGAACGTCGACTACTCTCGCGGCGGGCCTTCGGAAGACGGCGACAAACCTTCGCTGGCGGCTAATCGCCGCATCTCCGAATGGGTGGACGGGGTCATTTGCTCGACCGAGCGGCTGTGCGACGCCTACTCGGAAGTAAACGAGCACGTCTACCACTGCCCCAACTCCGTCGATCCCGACGATTGGGCGGAACCGGCGCCAAAGGACGGCCCGCTCAAAATCGTCTGGGCCGGCTCGGGCTCGCACCACGTCGATGCACCGCTCGCCCGCCGTGCGCTCGAGTGGGCGGTCAAGCAACCGAACGTGGAGGTTCATCTGGTCGGCTACGGGGCTCCGGACTGGAGGGGCCGTTTCCGGCGGCTCGGCTGGACGAACTCGATGGAGGAGCACCGACAGCGGCTCTCGGACATCAACCCCGACATCGGGATATGCGCTCTCTACCCCGGCCGCTGGGCCGATTGCAAGTCGGACGTGAAGGCGCTGGAGTACGGGATGGTCGGCGCGGTGTCGGTCTGCTCGGATGTTGAGGCGTACCGCCCGCTAAAAGGGAAGCCCGCGCTCTTCTGCACAACTGGCAAGGACTTCGAGCGAACGATTCAGTGGTGCGTCCGGCACCCAGACGAGGTCAGAGAGATGGGTCAGAAGGCCCGCGAATACGTGCTAGCCGAGAGGCAGATCAAGCACTGGATAAACAGGTGGGAAGAGGCGATCGACGCATGACCGACTGGCAGCACACCCCGATCACCGTCGAGGCGATCGAGTCCGATCCCGAGTACGTCTGGGTAGACGGCGACAAGACCTACGACCACTACGACTTCACGTTCTCCCGCGACAACTGGCAGCGGATCAGAGAGGGGCGAGCCTGCCTGCGCTGTTGGGAGCTCCAGCCGATCCCCTTTCTGACAGCTACCGAAACTCAGTGTCGCAAGGAGAAGGAGCATCACCTCCCCGGCTGCGCCTACGAGGGCGACGGCATTCAAACCCGCCAGCGCGCCGACATCGCGGCCGAGTTCCGGGGCGAGAAGTGGGTCGGCCCGACGCAGAAGCTCGAAGACACCCTCGCCGAGGATGACGAGAGGCGCCGCAAATACGAACGCGAAACCGGCTTGAGGCCCGGTCCCTGGGTTCCGCCGTGGGTAAAGCTGTAACGCTCTCCATCATCGTCGCCACAAGCGGCAGGGGATCGCTCTCACGGACGCTCGCCTCGCTTGCCTCCCAGATCGGCGACGGAGACGAGATCCTTGTTCTCCGCCGCGACAACGTCCCGAAGGGGAACGCGACCAGAGACGAGGCGATCAAAAAAGCTACCGGCTCCCATCTCTGGTGGGCAGACGACGATGACATCGCCGCGCCAGGCGCGCTTGAGACCATCCGCAAGAAGGTCGCGGAAGATCCCCAAACGATCCACATCTTCAAGATGAAGAGTGGCGCCGGATACATGCTCTGGGAAGAGCCGGAGTTTCGCCTCTGCGGAGTCGGCGGACCGATGTGCGTGGTTCCGAATATCCCCGGCAAGCTCGGCAAGTGGAAGCACAAGAAGAACTACACCGGGGCGGTAGGCGCGTGCGGTGACTACCACTTTCTCGCGGGGACGCTGAAGAAGCTCGGCACGAAGCCGGTCTTCCACAAAGAGATCATCGCGCTGACCAAGCCGCATCTATCGGTCGCTTGGGAGGTGCGCGAAAGGGCGCTCGCGAGTGCTGGAGCACGATGCGAGGAGTGGCTGACGTTCTGGGCCAGAAGTGACGAGGAGGCGGAGCGTGACCGAAGAGTTGCCCAAAGCGCCCGTCCCCGTCGTAGCAGTGATAACCACCTGCTACAACCAAGCCGATTACGTGCATAACACGCTCGAGGCCGTACAGAGTCAGAAGACGACGGCTCGCGTCTATCACATCGTCGCCGACGACGGCTCTACCGATGGCTCGTCCAGCATCCTCGATCAGTGGGCGGACGAACACCCGAACGTTCGGGTGTTGCATCTCACCAACAGAGGCGTGGCAGGCGCCTTCAACGCTTGCTTGATCGCGCTCCCGGCTGACGTCGAATACGTCGTAACGCTCTCCGCCGACGACTGGTTCGAACCCAACTTCATTCACGAGTGCTTGAAGGCAATGAAACCGGAAGTGGACATGGTCGTACCGGCCATGCGCCGAATCATCGAACCGGGCCTGGATAACAACCGGTTGCGCGGAGTCATCGCCACCGAAATGCCGAAGGTGGAAAACCCGACGTTCGAGCAGATATGGGCGTGGGACATCACCTACGCCTACGGCGTCGCGATGTTCCGCCGTAAGGCGCTGGAGGAGGCTGGCGGCTTCCACCCCCGCGTCGGCGGTGACAACGACTGGGACATGTGGATAGACCTCGTGCGGCGCGGCTATCGGTTCGGCTACACCGACAAGACCTGCTTCTACTACCTGTACGTGCCCTACTCGGGCTGTCGGAACAAGACGCCCGAGGACTGGAACGCTCACCGGCTGGAGATGGCGCGGCATCACCGGATGGCGACGCTACCAGGCCCAGAATGGGGCTGACACCCGACCAGGTCTCGGCGTGTCTCGTGACCCGAGGCGACGTGGATATGGCCCCGATCCTCGCCAGCATCCGCGATCAGGGCATCACGGACATCGTCGTCTGGGACAACTCCCAGCGAGAGGATCTAGGCGCCTACGGCCGCTACGCCGCGATCGAAGAGGCGGCGCGGCAGGTGATCTACACGCAGGACGACGACCTACTCGTGCCCTGCATCGGGCAGCTGATCGCAGCCTACGAACCCGGCACCATGACGATCAACCATCCCCCGGAGTGGCCGCTCGACATTCCGTGGAACGGCAAGGGTGGCATCTTCGACCGCGACCTTCCTCAACAGGCGTTCGACCGCTATCTCGCTGTCCACCCGTTCGATCGCTATTTCACTCACCACGTCTGCGATGGCGTGGTCGGGCTGCTCAACCCGGTGAAGGCGATCTACGGTGGGCATGAGAATCTCGCATCGGCCTACCAAGAGGGGCGCATATCCACCTCACCGGGTTGGTACGAGGAACGCCGGCCACTGATTCAGGAGCGCTGCCTTGCTCTCGCTTGACGACATCTGCGCCGTCATCGTGACGCGAGGTGACGTCGATCTCGAGCCGATCCTTGCGACCCTGCCCTACACGGAGACACGCATCTGGAACGACCGCGAGCGCGGATACAGCCGGGGCTGCTATGGCCGCTACCTGGCCGCTCTCGAAACGGAGCGCCCGGTCGTCTACTACCAGGACGACGATCTGATCTTCACGGCCCACGACGAACTGAGGGCGCTGTACGAGCCCGGCCGGATGACGGTCAACATGCCCTCTCCGTGGTACGAGCTGGCGGGCTACGACACGCTCGACCAGGCGCTAGTAGGTGCTGGCTCGCTTGTGCCGCGCGATCTCCCATTCCCCGCTCTTGACCGCTACCTAGACGAATACCCGGAGGATGATCTCTTCTATCGCTACTGCGATGTGGCGGTCGGGATGCTGACGCCATACAAGCGCGTCGACCTCGGTTACGACGTGCTCGACTACGCGAGCGCTCCCGGCCGGATCTACACCGTCGAGGGTGCGGCGGAGCGCAAGGCCGAGATGCAGAAGCGGGTCATGGCGATGAGGGTCGCGGCATGATCGACCCCGCCGAAGTTTCGGCCGTACTCGTCACTCGCGGCGATGTCGATCTCTCGCGCATCCTCGAGACGATCGGCGAAGCAGGAATCGCAGACGTGGTGATCTGGGACAACGCTGAGCGCGAAGACCTTAAGACCTTCGGCCGCTACGCCGCTCTGCCCGAGGCAAAGCACGACATCGTGTTCTTCCAGGACGACGACATCGTGCTGCCGCCCGACACCATCCAAGGGATCATCGCAGCCTATGAGCCGGGCGTCATCTGCGCCAACATGGCGCCGGGCTGGGTATCCGGCCGCGACCTCCACGACTCCGTGTTCGTCGGGGCTGGTGGGGTCCTCGATCGAGACCTCCCCGACAAGGCATTCGCCAAGTACGACCGGCTCTACCCGCGTGACGAAGTCTTCTACCTCTACCCGGAAGCGATGGTTTCGATTCCGTCACGGATCAAGCGGGTCGATCTACCGCTGGAAGTGCTGCCGTGGGGATACGCGCCGAACCGGATGGTGAGTCAGCCGTGGTTCGAGGACCGGATGGCCGAATCAATCCGGCGCGGACGGAAGGTGCGCGACACATGCACAGGCTAGGAAAGCCGATCACGGTCTGCCCGCAGCACATACACCAGCTCGACTGCCCGGCCGGCCACTGTCTCGGCGCGGAGTGCGATGAGCGCAAGGAACTGCTGTCGGCAACGCATGAGAACTGCGCGATCTGCGGCGGGCGTCCCCGCTTCCGACCACTTCGGACGCTCCGCAAGTGCAGTCACCTCGGCTGCGTCGGCTGCTTTCGGCCGAGTTCTATAGACGAGATGGGTATCTCGGCGCTGGTAGCGGGCTGGAAACGCCGGCTGAAGCGAAAGAGCGCGGGATGAGGCGAGACGGTGCATCCGGACCCTTGCGGCGTACCCGTAAGCGGCGGAAGACCATCGGCAAGCGCAAGCGCGCCCAACAGGCTCGGCGCGGCCAGAACAACGATCGTAACTAGGAGAGCGCATTGTCAACAGTCGCTCAGTTCCAGACTTCCGTAACCCGGCGCACGGGCAACGATGACACGACCGCCTGCCTGGAGTACCTGAACGAGGGCTACGCGGACGTGCTGCTCAGGACGCGCTGCAAGGTGTCCTCCACGACGCTTTCGCTGGTTGCCGGGACAGCGGACTACACGATCCCGACCGCCACGGTGCTGGAAGTCACCGAAGTCGCGAAGATCGTCTCCGGCAGCCTCGACTACCGCGCTCAACGGGTCACCCCCGAAGAGATTCTGAGGCTCCGCGCCAACTGCGACTCGACCGACCCCGTGACGCGCTATGCGGTGGACGGCATGACGCTGATGCTCTGGCCCACCCCGGCTTCCGCCGACGTACTTCACTACTACTACGTTCCTCGTCCGACCGCTCTAGCGGTGGCTGGCGACATCCCCTCGGATATCCCAACGCAGTGGCACAAGGCCCTCTTCTGGTACGCCTGCGCCGAGATGTCGGACGATCGTGACGACGAATCCTCCGGCCAGGGCGAACTCTACCGCGCCAAGTACGAGCAGATGATCGTTCGCATCCGGAAGAACATGCGGCGGATGGGTGGGCGTCGACTGCCCAGGGCGAAGGTCGGCCCGCGCCGACTGGCGCCGCACGACAACTCAGCGGACTGGTAAATGTCCAAGCCTTCGACTCTCCAGGTCTCCTTCGAGAAGGGGATGCGGCGGGATGTCTCCCGGCACATGCTGGCCCAGAACGCGGCCTGGAACCTGCACGACATCGTCCTCGGGGACGCTGGGATGCAAGAGCGGGGCGGCTACACCTACGCCTCCCCGAACCTCGCGACCGTCAAGGCGACCGCTGGCTACGTGGTCAACGGAACGGTGGCCCCGTTTTCAGCCGCCGACCAGCACCTCTGCCTGGACGAAGACGGCGAGCTGTACAAGATCACCTCGCCCTCCGCAGCGACGGACATCGGAGCGGCCTTCGCCTCCACTTCGCTGTCGTATCACCGCGAGCGCGTCATCATCCCCGACCCGTCCGGCTCGGCTGGCCCGAAGGTCTACGACGGCTCCACGCTCGGCGATCTCGGTGGCACCCCTCCGGCCGGCAAGTACGCCTGCGTCTTCAACGACTGGTCGATTCTCGCGGGAACCGGAGCGCTGCCGAACCGGGTCTACTTCTCCGGCGCAGGCGACCCGGCGAGCTGGGACACGACGACTGCTTGGGTCGACGCCGATCACAAGATCCGGGGCGTTACCTCGATTGCTCGAGCGATCCTGATCTTCACCGATCATGGAGTGGAAAGGCTCAGGGGCTCGATCGCTCCTCCCGGCTCCGACCTGACGCACGACATTCTCACGATGGGGATGCCGGTCTACTCGCAGTCGATCGCTCAGACCGGCTCCTACGTCTGCTGGGCGACTCAGGACGGGATCTTCCTGACTGACGGCGCCACGGCTTACGATCTGTCCTTCGACTGCGGAATCAAGCAGTGGTGGCAGGACCTCGTCGAGGGCGGGGCTGCTTGGGACATCACCGCCGGAATCCTCGGGGATCGCTACCTAGTCGTATCGGTCATGAACTCCACGACGTTCGTGGACTGCACCGTGA